TACGTAATATTATATCGCAAGGACAAAAAGAAGATACTGCTATTGCGGAAGGTATGGTTAAAAAAGCTAAAGCAAATTTAACTAATGTTGAAAAAGATTTAAGAGAACGATCAAAACAAGAAAAACAATTTAAACAAGTAGAAGAAGCTGTTGAAAAACAAGAAAAAACTGAACTAACAGGGTTTGCAAAAGAAGCTGATGAACTAAATCTTAACGAAAATAATGTATATGCTGGTTTAGAAAAAGCATTTACAGGAGTTAGAACTGATGAAGATACCACGATTGACCGTACAACAGGTAGAACAGGCATTTCAGATGATGTGGACGATGCAGGACGACCAACCGATAAAGATCCCCAGAGAGTTAAACCATCTGTCGATTCAAGATTGGGAGAAGTTGGGCTACCTATTTCAGATGACACTGGAGGAGAAGGACAACGAGGCACTGCATTAACTAATGATGCACAAAATTTATTAGATACTGTAGAAAAAGGAGGAATGTTACCTTCTATTAACAATAATGTTAAACGTATATTGCAAGAAAATAATGTAGAAATAACTCCTCAGACTACACCTGAACAAGCTATTAATTTATTAAAAGAAAAATCTAAAGAAAGACTCACCGCTACCGAAACGAGTGAAGTTGGAGCTGCAATTACAGCAGACAATATAAAACAATCTGACGTAAGATTTGCCCCATCTGAAAAGCCAAAACTAGTTGATAATAGAAGTAAACCAGATTTAACTGTTACTAAAACAGAAACAGTAACAGGAGGTAGACAAGAGGGGCGTATCCTAGATCCTAGAGTAAGGAAACGAATATTTGATAAAATTAAATATAAAGAGCCTCTGAAGGCTAATATACTTCCAACCGCATTAAAAGATATTTATGGTGATGCGCTATCTAAAGTTAAAATAACTAGAGAAAATACTTCTTATGCAGGGGGACACCATAATGGAGGGGTTGTTTTACAAGGTCGGTGGCCTCATGCTGTACCTATCGCTCCAAATATAGTGGCACATGAGTTAGGACACGCATCACATTCATTATTGGGTAATTCTATTAATACTGATTCCGCAATACAAAAAGAACTTTCTGTAATAGAAAACACGTTATACCCTGACCTTAGAAATAAAATACTTACTGCAGATAAACAGCAAAAAATAGACCCGTTAGACGTAGAGTTTTTTAATTATTTATTATCCCCTGAAGAGATAATTGCTGAGTTTAATGCGTATAGAATACTACAGCCAGAACAAGCTAATAAAATAGCTCCTAATTTAGTAGATAAATTATCTTCAGTAGAATCAGCTAAAAATTTAGTTGTAGATAGAAAAACTTTCCCTAATGGGTATGGTACAATAGTAATAAGCGCCCCAGAATATTTTGATGGAGACTTTACTAAACTTAACGCTTATATGGGACGTGCAGCAAAAAGAGCAGCAGATAAAGGACTCACCGCTACCGAAAAGAGTGAAAGTTTTATTTTTGGTGCGAGAGAAGGCGAAGTTACTAAAAAAGCATTATCAACCCAAGACGTTGAAAAGTTAACGAAGTTTTTGCCTCTACCGAGAGAAGAAATTGACGCTAGAATAAACAATTTATATAAAACAAAACCAGAGGATGTAGAACCTAATACCCCTAAAGAATACTTGTTAAAGAAGATAAGTCCTATGTTCGCTTCCGTAGACGCAAGAGAAGCACAGCAAAGAAGATTTGATGAACAAGACTTAATATCACTGAAAGAGAAAAAATCTAGAGAAAAAGCTGAAGCTAAAAAGAAAGAGATAGAACTAGCTAAGAAAAGGACAGAAGACATAAAAGGTGCTAGTAAGTTTGCAAAGACGTTAAATCTTCAAGAACGAAATGCACGTATTGAACTTAATAAACAGTTTAAAGACCGCTTTAACAAGAAAGCTGATTTAGTAGAAAAAGCTCAAGCTAAAGGTTTTAAACCTGAAAAAACAACTTTAGTTTCAGAAGGTAAGGGAGACAGAACTGAACGTGATTTGGATGTTGAACCAATAACAGACCCTACTACGTCAAAGGACAAAAAATTAATTTTAAATTTATTAGAGTCTAAACCAAAGGATAAAGAAGCGTTAGCTGCAAAGATGTACTTTAACAAAGTCGGCTCTACACTACAAGGTTTAGAACAGATAGTTTACGATGCTAAATATCAAAAAGAAAGATATAGAAAAGAACAGAAGGATAAACAAAAAAATCCTGAAACGTTAGAAGGTTTTATAACTTTTTTATCAGATAAAGGGTTAGGGGCAAAAACTTATACTTCTAAACAACAAAGAATATTACGTTTACAAGAGTTTATAGAAGATAAATTTGCGGAAGGGTCGGGGGCAGAGAAAGCACGTCAAGCGATTAAGTGGATGAAGACCAACCTAACAGACGCAACTAATGATTATGTAACAACACGTCTGTCAGAAGAAACATTGAAAAAAACAGTAGCAGATCAGTTTCTTGGTCATAGCATAATGTATCTACCAAGCGAAAACATAAGTGATTTAGCTGACACTTTATCCCCTAATGTGCGAGGATTACTAGCAGAAGGTGATCTGAAAAACGCGTTAACTGCTATGCCTTTACCAAAAACCATAAAAAATCTAGGCAAAAAATTAGCAGAAAACATCGGTGACACTAAGATAAAGATAGTCTCTAGTATCCCTGATAACATGGTTGGTTTATTTGACCCAAAAACAAATACTATAAAAATAAGTGAAACTGAAGGTATGAACTCGCATGTTCTTTTACATGAAGTAGTTCACGCTGTTACTTCTGCAACCTTAGCAAAGAAGAGTCACCCTATGACTAAGCAGCTTAACGCGTTATACAACGATGTTAAAGGTAACATGGGGACGGCTAGAGGTTCTGAAAATTTAGATGAGTTTGTTTCAGAGGCTTTTAGTAATCCAGAGTTTCAGGCAGAACTGGCATCAATTAATCCAAAAGGCGATCCTATAAATGCGTTACAAAGATTCATTAATGCAGTTGCTAATTTCATAAAACGTATGACGGGTGGTAAATTAAAACTAAAACAAACAGATGCTCTATCAGAATTTAGCGATCACGTAGAAGCTATCATAGCTCCAGCTCCGAAGTACAGAGATGCTAACAAGTTAAGCATGTTCTCCACTAAAGATGGTGTTTCAAAGTATATGAAAACTTGGAGCAATAACATAAAAGACGTTTATACTGGTAAAGGTGCTGATCCAAGTTTAGGGCAAACGGCTATTAATTCTGTTTACGAAATGAGTAGAACAGCTAGAGCTTTGTCTTTACAGGTTCTTGATACTCAGTCCTTGGGGGATGTTGCGAGGAGTTCAGGGTATCAGCAGACTGGTATATTAACACATGAAGACATAGAAAACCAACGTGGGGATATGGATAAAGCAGATAAAGTCTTTACTGCAGTATCGGAAAAAATATCTAAATGGTTCGGAGATAATCCTAATCTTATAAAGCACTTTGACAATCTTATTTATCATCCAGAGTACGGTGCTACTTTATATCAAGTAGATCCAAATAAAAAAGAAAGTGATTATCGTGATAAAAATGGTATACCTAAAACCATAGATGGCAATAATCAAGTTGAAGCTTGGAAAAGGGGGCAACAGGAGTGGAATAAGTTAGGTACTAGAGGCAAAGAAGTATTTAACGAAATGCGAGCCTACTATCAAAAACAATATGACAAGTTAGAAAAAGTTCTTTACGGAGAGATAGATAGCACTGACATGGATAAAGAAGCAAAGGACTCTTTAAAAAATGATGTATTTAAAAAACTTTTTGCTAAAAATAAATTAAACGTATATTTCCCCTTAATGCGTGATGGTAGGTATAAATTAAGTTATGAGCTTAAAGATAAAACAGGGAAAGATCCATATGTAGTGCAAATGTTCCAGACTAAAATACAAAGAGATATAGAGTTAAAAAGAATAAAAGACAATGATATAGCCGTTGGAGAAATAAAGACAAGCGATACTTTGGATGTAGACCGTGAAATGTTTAATAATGCGCCAAGCGACTCCTTTATAAGTGATGTGTTAAATATATTAGATGCAAACTTAAAAGGCGATCCAAAAGCTAGGAAAGCAGTTACTGATGACTTTATAAGTTTATATATAAATACTTTACCTGAAACATCTTTTGCTAGGTCATTGCAACCACGTAAAGGCAATCCAGGGTACAATATAGACGCTCTAGAAGCTTTTAAAACAAAGGGGTTTGATCTGGGTAGGCAAATCGCTAGAATATCTAACGGGTCAAAATTACGTGCTAGAGCTGCGGAAATTAGAGAGATTATGAAAGGAGGAGCTAAAAATGCAAAAATACCTAAAAGCATTACGGGTAAATTTGCAAAGGGGTTAGAACCTACTTTTGAGGCTGTAGGTAATGAGTTGCTAGAAAGAATTAGATTTGCAACTGCAGGTGCAGACAACAAAAAATTAGAACGGTTTGTGAAGTCCGCAAACCAAACTGCGTTCCTTTTTACTATTGGTACAAACCCATCTTCTGCTCTGGTTAATCTTTCTCAAATACCAATCGTTGTGTTTAATTATTTAGGTGGGCAATTTGGGTTTACAAAAAGTTTTAAAAACTTAGGAAAATCTTACAAACTAGTCCAACAGTCAGGTAGGTCTTTAGACAGTTTTTATGATTATGACAACGAAACTGGAGAACTTACTGTTCGTAAAGATTTAGACAATCGTATTGATGATAAAATGTTAGAAAAAATAAAACCTCTTGTAAAACTGGGACTACAAAGAGGTTTGTTAAATAGAAGTTTTATAGCTGATGTGTTGGGTATTAATGAACGAGGTAGAAAACAACAAGGTTCAGTTATGGATAAACTTACTGGTGCTAGCGCAATCGCGTTTAATGCAGCTGAACGTCTTAATAGACAGGTTACTATGTTATCAAGTTATAACCTAGTATTAGAAGCATTAGAGACGGGTAAACCTTTCTCCAGTATGTACGAGGGCAAAGTAATTTTTCCTAAAAATATGTCAGAGCCACAACGCCAAGAGTTCGCAGCGAAAGAAGCCTTATATATGACCCAACAAACAAATGGCGGTGCGGTGTTAGAAACTGCCCCTCGTGTAGCGCAACAAGGTCTTGGTCGTGTGGCTATGATGTATAAAACGTTTGGAGCAAGAATGTACTACACTATGCTCAAGACTGCCAAGATTGCGTTAGATAGTGATCCATCAATATCTAAAGAAGATAGAAAAGTGGCTTTTAAACAATTAGTGGGCGTTACTGGCACATCTTTTTTCCTTGCAGGTCTACAAGGTATCCCAATATACGGTGCTGTAAAAGTGATAGCTAATTCGTATTTGGCTTTGTTTGGTGACGAAGATGATGAAGATTTTGATACTTTGGTTAGGAAACAATTTGGTGAACTAGGGTATAAAGGGGTTATAGCAGAGTTTACGGGAATAGATATGGCTGACCGTATAAAAATGACTGGGTTGTTGTTTCAAGAAAACAAATTTAATTCAGATCAATCCATAGAAGAAGAAATATTTGGTCACCTTGGAGGGCCTTTTGTAAGTGTATTGAAAAAACTTGGGAGGGGCGTTTCAGATATTGCGGATGGAGAAATACAACGTGGCATGGAAAGCCTACTTCCTACAGGTGTTGCTAATTTTTGGAAAGCAACTTTCGGTAGAGTTGCACGTGAGGGCTACTTAACAAGACGTGGCGACCCAATATATGACGACATAACGGGTACAGAACTTTTCTTTTTAGCGTTTGGACTTCCTCCTACAGAGTATACATTTAGACAATCTAAAAATAGAGACATTGTTAAACTAGGTAAAAAACTTGCTAAGAAAAGATCATCTCTTTTAAAAGATTTATATTTAGCAACAGAAAACTTTGATTACGAACGTGAATTACAAGTCTTAAAAGAAATAGACACGTATAATAATAAAGTAGCCTCTAAATTTCCTGGGGCGGTTATTGATTCAAAAACAGAAAAACGTTCTTTAGAGACGCATAGAAGAACTACCGCAAACATGTATAATGGTGTAAACGTAAGCCCTATCATACGAGATTCGTTATTGGAATTAGATCGGGAATACGGATAAAAAGTACCCCCCGAAGGGGGTCAGTTTAGGGAGAGAAATATGATACCCCAATAATGTATCACAGAACTCTCCAAACACGAACACCTAATTTTTTATTTTCTTCTCTAACCTGAGTTTCTATAGTCCAACCTTTGCGTTTGGCTATCTTATCCACCTGCTCTACACACTTTTCTGTGTTGATGCACAAGATGAACACAGAGGAACTTGTTACCATGCTATCCCAGTTTACTATGATCCTCACACCATCAGGGTTTAAATCATCAATCTTTAGTATTCCCTGACGCATTTTCACTATCTATAGAACAATCTACCACGATTACATCAGTTGGAGGTAAGTTCATTTTTGTACCTTTGCTCAAACGCGACTTAGTACGTTTACCTCCCAGTTTGGTTATAAGGTCTTGCACAAAAGAACTATAATTTATCTGTTGATCCCCACACCACTTCTTTAACGGTTTAGGTAGAAGATAAACTTTCTTTAGATCTGTTTCATATCGTGCAACAAGTTGTCCTCTAGCCAAAGATTCTGGAATAACTAAGTCTGTAACTCCATCTGCTCCTGCGCGAACATCGTCTGTGCTTTTTATCCACAGCACATTACTCCAGTGTTCATGTATGTAGTCGTTTAACGTGTCCTCTATGGATATACTCATATCATTTACACTGTATTTATTACTCTTCAATAGATCTACTGCCCATGCAAATAAATTCTTAATATCGTAATCTACAAGACCAATACGTTTTGCTATTATCAATCCTGTCATGGTACAAGAAACTAACACAGACCAAAATCTGTTTTCTGCAGAAAGCTTTGCCTTTTGATCCACTGATATTTGCACCTGACGAAGAAGTTTTCTTACTTCCTCTAAGTTATTCATCACGTACTGTATGTATATCTTACCTGCATGACCGTAGTTCACATTTACTTCTTCTGCGAGTCTATCGGTCTCTGTTTTATCTTTAAGTATACTTTTTAAATTCTTAACACGACATTCTAACACTCTCTGTGCTTCCGCTGTGGGCATGGATTTAACCATGCTTATCTTTTCTATCATGCTTGCGTTGGCTGATGAAACACAAATCAGTCTCCAAGGTTTACCTCTTTGACGCTCCACGTTACTATTTGCCGACATTCTACCTCTTTGTTTACCGCCTGTTAACTGATAAGCTAGTGAAGAAAACTCAGGGCCTTTCATTTCCGTAAGCTCATCCATGTAGAGAGGTAAGCTGTGATAGACCTCTCCTCTGTTCATCCTGTGGTTAAGTGTATCATATCTATCTGTTATTAATTCAGATGGGTCGCCCCATAAAGCTAACCCTGTTTTCATAGCCGTTGTCTTACCTACACCTGTAAGCCCATGTAAGTGCAAAGTTACGGCATTTATAGGAGTTAATGCTACTAGTGGGGAACCAAAAGATGTGCCAACAACAAACTGGTGTAGTTCAAAATGTTCACGGTTGTAAAAGCTTGCTGTTTTTTTCCAACCCTCTAAAGTCCCCCTTGGTTCAAAATAACGAAACATCCCTGTTGTCGCTGTAGATGGAGGGTTAGATTTTATTCTATCTGCTTGTATTTCTTCCTTACCTACCACAAACCCTGTGAGTTCATCATCTACCCACCCAAATTGTCTACGTGCTTCATCAGCTTCACTCTGACTTTGCAGTTCATTAACCCATGTTGTTGTATATTTCATAAGTTCATCCGTTCTAGTTACAGCTATGCCTTGCATAGATAGTTGTTTCCTTAGTTCTTCTTTTGAAGTCACCGCAGTTAGCGGTATAGTAAACTCTCTTACCCCATCTTTAGGTAAGTGCAATCGCATCACAATGGCTTCCCCTATCTCCGAATCACACACACGTTTGGTAACGTATAAGTCGTTCTGGTATATCATCTTGTCTTCTGGCTCACCATCACCGTCTATATTTCTTATGTATATGCCACCATTCGCACCTCTGAAGTATGGCTTTGGATACTCAGGTATACCGTCTTGTTTTGGGGCTTGTTTAATTTCTTTGCATAATTTAATTGGGGAGTTTATTTTTCCCCAATGAGAACAGTTTGGGCATATTTTTGGGTTATGTTCATCAAATGTAGTGCAATAAAAAGGGCCTTTTATAAGACTAACCTTCTCTTCTGTTAACGCCTCATCGTAACCGTCATGTCCCATAGATATAAAAGCTATGGCTTTTTCTTTATCTGCACATTTCTTAGCTATAGATAATCCTGCTCTCCACATAGGTTCACTTAATGTTTTTCTATTGTCTACTATGTGCTTTATTTGCCCACACCCAACACCCTTTTGTATCTTCACTAACAAGTTTTTAAATTTATGCTCAGAGTTACGTATCAGGGCTTCTTCTAACGAACTTGTTCTTTCGTCAGGTTCTAATCTAGATGGCACTTTCATACCACCGCCTAGCAAATTAGAAAACTGTTCAAAGTCAATGAGGTCGGGTGCTGTATCCCCAAAGAACTCTACACTCTTTGTTATGCCTTTTTTATAATTGTTTGTATACGGAACTCGTAACACTCGCGCTCCATCTGCTGTCACAACTGGGTCTGCTAACAAGTTATGCTCAGTACATAAACTCTTTAGCTTGAGGGCCACTGGATACCAATCATCATAAGGTATGCTAGATTTTAACGCCCAGTACACATGTACCCCATTACCTGAGTTCACCATAACAGGTTTTGGTAGACCTATGTTCTTACAGAACAGCTGGCAAGCAACTAGAGCTTCCTTCTGATTAGGGTAGTCCTTACCCTCACCGCAATCTAAATCTAAGAAGAAAGAGCTAAGAGACTTTATGTTTTGTATTTTTCTTGATTGAGGAGTCTCAAACGTGGACAACCCAAAGTACACATTATAATTTTCTTCGTTTAAATTATTGGCAACATCTATGATTTGATCTATAGAGTTGTAAAACTTTTGTATGGTTCTATCTTCTTTAAACGCCCATACGCAGTAGAAGCCATTTGTATCTAGCACTCTACTAAAAAATGTTTTTAATTCCATAATGTTCCACCCTTATGAATATGTAAATCACGACCAAAGAGGCATGGAGATCCCCTTCAGTCGTGATAATAGTCAATGGTTAATCGTCATCCCAACCATCAACGATAGCACCTAAGTCGTCATCTTTGTCATCAGCGGGCGGAGGGGCTGACTTTTTAACAACCTTCTTAGGTTCTTCTACAGTATCCGACTCTTCCGCAAATGGGTCATCGGACTCTGCAACTGTAAACCCTTCTACATTATCAAAAGGGTTTCTTTCTTCCATAGGAATATATTTAACTACTTGTACGCCACGCAACCTTAAAGAGACGTTTTGTTTCCCCCCAAAATCATATGGTGTAAATTGTACAGCAACATTGACGGTACTGCCAGTGGTTAATAGAAAATCATTAGGTAACTTGTTACCCTTTGAATCAACTTGTAGAGGCTTTATAGTCGCTACGTTTTTATACGCACCCTTCAGGGTTGACTTATGAGTGTAAGTGCCATCATCGTCCTTCACAAAAGGATTCTCAAGCTTTTCTGCCCACTTATCTTTTCTATTATCTTTGTATGCAGTAGACATTGCTTGAAATAATGACTTTGCTGTATCCTTTCCCATCCTAAACTGTATCGAATACTCAGCACTTGGTTCTGTTGCACCACACGCCACAGACCTGTTCTCCTTAGAATCAAACCTATAAGTCTGATTTATTTTAGGCCATAAAGCCTCTACGTTCTTAATAATATATGTATCCATTTCGCTCTCCTAAGAGGTTATATTGTTTAGTAGTCTTCATCAGCGATAAGTTCATCTAGCTCATCACTAGGTATAGTATCCATAGCAGTGTCTATATTTCTTTCGCTTTTATTTTTGGTTAATGCGTTTGTCACATCTTCCACACAGAACCGATAGGTACTATCTATTTTTATATAAGTATCTTTCGGTATGTGTTCTTGTCGTATCCATGAACGGAGCGTAGATATAGAAACTTTAAAATGTTTCGCTAAGTCCTCTATGGTTACAAATGTTCCCGATTTTGTTGTCATTTTTTCCTCACAGAAATTACTACTTCGGTTTCGGTTTCTAAACCCCTTGGTGTTGTATCAGGGTTTTCCTCAAGGAACTCTTTAAGATTAGATTGATTGATGCGTTTATCTAACAACTGTGGAACATTATGTTCAATAATAAAATTGTGCATAGCATCCCAATCGCTAGTCCAATACTTAGTACGTCTAGACCTAAAGAATAAACCCTCTGAGGTTCTTATGCTTTCCGCATTGTGCTTTTCACAATGATCTAGCATTGCCTGTTTGATGCGATCTTGTTGCCTTGCAAGTTTCGCCTCTTTTTCTTTGAACTCTGCCTGAAGCACAGCACGTTCTGCTCGTATTTTTAAGAAAGCTTTTGTAAGCTTATCTGGAGTTACATCCACCATTACTTTACTCCTTATCTATTATATAGTTACATATAGTGAGTATAGCTATGCTAGTCAAGTATTTCTTTGTAAAGATCTATTAATTTTGTGTGTACGTCTATTCTGTTATCTAATAGTCTGTAAACGTGTCTTTCTGCGTTAGATCCTTGTAACTGCACAACAGTCGTTTTATGCTTTTGTCCTGATCTATGCACTCTAGCATTAGCTTGCTCGTAAGTCTCAAGGCTACTCGTAGGCCCCCACCATACGACTGTGTTTGCTCTTGTTAACGTGACACCGTGAGCTGCTGCTTGTGGTTGTATCACGAGTACCTGTGGGTCATCAGTAGTTTGGAACTTCTTAAATATGTCAGTTCTTCTATGAGCAGGTACATCCCCTCGTATTACTTCTGTAGATATACCCTCTGATCTAAGCTTATCTGTCAGTATATCTATAACATGTTTAAACGGAACAAAGACTAAAACTTTCTGGCTCGACTCGTCTATAACTTCTCGTAGCACTTTATATCTGTTCTTCGTATCGAACTCTAATACTGAACCATCGTCTGTATATACTGCCCCTGCGGATATTTGCAGTAGTTTATTCATAGACACAGCAGAGTTTACAGCAGTAATCTGTTCCCCTGTTATCTCCATTATCATCTGGTCTTTCAGCTTCTTATAGTATTTCTTTTGTTGAGCAGTTAATTCAACCATTCTCTTCGTATAGACCATATCAGGTAGGTCTAGACATTGTTCTTTTGTAAATCTTATAGCAGGTTGCAAAGCCCTATATACTATATCGGTAGCGGTATCTCTTACTTTCCAAGTAAACTTAGACACCTTATACATAACCATATCTTTAAAAGCTCCATAGAATCTAGGTACTCTATTTCTATCGACTAATTTAGCTAGACCGTACGCATCGGCAGGGCTTTGAGAAGCAGGTGTACCTGTCATCATCCACAACCATGTACTCTCTTGTAATATGCTATGTAACACCTTCCATCTCGTAGTTCGCGCGTTTTTATAATGCGTTGCCTCGTCAACTATTATTAGATCAAAGCCACCTTTTTTTATTTCTTCGCGTACTATTGCAACACCATCGTAGTTTATAACCACGTAGTCTGCGCCTTCTTCGATTATTTTTTTGCGTTTGTCTGATGCGCCATGCGCTACCGAAACACTCCTATGAGGTGCGAACGTAAACAAGTCATCACGCCATGCACTATCCATGATTGACAACGGGCATATTACAAGCACTCTGTTTATGACTCCTAAATTAAGGAGGTAGTCTGATGCCCATATCGCACTAGCAGTCTTACCTGTCCCTTGCTCGTTAAAACAAAAAGCTTTCTTATTCTTTGTTAAAAAAGATGAGGTAGATATCTGATGCTTAAAAGGTTTATGTTTCCCAGGCCATTGATAGAGTGCTTGTATCGGTGATGGCACGTTAATGTTGAGTTTGTTAAGTGTCTGGACTTGTTCTAATCCCCACTTCACCATTACTTCATGGTCGCTTATCTTGCGACTACTTGGTATGACTGAAGTAACTTTGTTAGGCTCACGTAGTTTGAGCAACAAAGACTTGTTGTCTATAATCTGCATCTATTCTCTCTCTGTATTTATTATTTATTTTTTGTGTTTTTTCTTGAGGGCTTCTTTCGCCCTTTTTGCGATTTGGGCTTGTTCGTTTTTCCCAGATACTTTGGCTCGTTGCTCCATGACAGTAAGGATTTGAATTTTTCTAGCGTAAGGTTTGTTAATGTTCTTAACTTTCCTAGCAGTCTCCCTAGCATCTGCCACGGTAGCATACTTAATTGATACAGTGTCTTTAGGATTTTCATCGGTATATAGTCTCCTTCCTGATCCTTTAGGTTTCTTGCCTGTTCCTGTTTTCGGGTCTTTAGCCACGCTTACTCCTCCCATTCCTTGCACGATTTTTAGATGGGCTTTCTAATCTAGTTCCGTCTTTGTTAGACCCACCCTTGCTTAACATCTTATTATGAGACACATCTTTGCCTTTACGACTGATACCTTTCTTGTCGTAGGCACGTCTAGCACGTTGACGCTCCATGCGATCAGGATGTTCTTTACGTTCTTTCTGTTTTTCATATTCTTTTTTGTATGGTCTTTTAGTTTTTGTATAAGCCATTGGTTACTCCTACTTTGATATCCAAATAATCCCACTCAATATAAAGACAAAACCTACGAATAGAGATGCGTAAAAAAATATTTCCAACATTTAATTATTCCCATTATGCACACATTCTACCACAACACAGTGCCGTTTGCATAGCCCACTTGGTCTTGCGTTCCATACGTTCTCTTTGTTAGCAATCTTCATGCGATTGTATTTGAAGAACCACTTATCCCACAACAGGTCACTATCTTCTTTCTTATAAACTTCTTTGACAGCTTTCTTTGCGATAACAAACAACAACCCTGCGTACACCTTTTTTATATCAGGGAAGTGTTTGAACGTAGCCATAGCCATAAGTTCTAGTTGTCCTTTATCTGCATAGTTAGCAGACTTGCTCGTCTTATAATCTACAACCCATGCTTCTTTGTCGTCTATAATAACTAGGTCTGCTATACCTCGCCACCAAACACTTTCATCTCTGAACTCACATGGTTCTAAATTAGCATCAAGTCCCATCTTTATCTCTGTTAACTTGTTACCACGTCTTCGTTTAAGTGCTTCGAGGACCTCGTTCATGTATGAAAATTTTGGAGGGACAGGCTTACCGTCACGTATATATTCTTCAGCAACCAAGTGAGCTTGCGTCCCATAGCGCATAGCTTCAGTGCTAGGCTCTTTATAATCTTTAGCAATATTCAAATGGTAAAACTTCTTCGGGCATTGCTCAAAGGATTTTATTTTACTAAATGACCAAGGGGTTATACTCATTTATCTTTTTTTCTTATGCTTACTACGTTTTTAACTTTGTTAATTCGTGTCCACTCACCAAAATGAGGTACACCTTCGGGTAGAGGTTCACCCATATCCAAATGCCCTATATTATATTTCTCTACGTATTCCTTAAATTTTTTACTATACCCTGTAAGAGAATGGCTTCCGAGGCTTGATAAATATGAGTTATGAGAATAAGGAATTACTTTTTTCACCCAATTTATACGTGAACAATAATTATGGGTTACTTCATTAAACAGAGCTAATGATAATTCTGCTGAACACTCTTTACAAGTGAACTCTATAATAACACCTTCACTTTTCATTATTTTATTAGGCGTAGAAATTTTACCCATAGACAAATTTATTGACTTACATTTAGGGCAACATATAAAATCACTTTCAACGTTTACGTTTTGGTTATGATGTTCTCCAGAACTATCAGAGTACCCTATCGCCATTTCGTATTCATCCATTATTTACGTTCCCTCTCATCTTCTTCGTATTTATCGGTATGTCGTCTATAGGAGGTTATTGAGTTATAGGTGTGTCCACACTCATTACACACCTTACCATGATTACTTATGTGACTAACAATGCGCTCCAACCGCTTAAACTTTTGATAAATATTTTTCTTGGGTATAGCTTCCTTTACCTCTTGCCAAGTACACCCACGCATACGCATATCGCAAACTGTCCATATTTCTTTGCTAGATAAATTCATCCCCATTATTTAAGCTCTCTTTCATCTAATTCATGACATCTGAAATTGTAGACACGTACAAAACGCTCTTGGGCTTCTTCGATTGATGCTCCCAACATAGCTAACAACACACCCTCCATACTTACTTCTGGCTCATCAGAAAATGGGTTGTTTCGTTGCTTCCATAATTGCACAGCCATATCTAGCCTTGCGTCTGTTGCTTCAAATAACTCTTTATCACTTCTATCCATCATTCACACTCCCCATATGATTTCCCTTTTCCACTTTCACAATTTACTGGTAAGCCTTCTGCCCAATCAGGTGTCCAACGCATACAACCTTCTATATATTCTTGTGCTTCCGCTACCTCTTCATCACGCACACAACAAACTATACTGTCGTGTACGGTCAAAACTACCTTGTATTTCTTAGCTATTTGTAACATCTGCTCACCTATGATGCAACGCGCTATGGCTTGGCAGACATTCTCTATGATCTTCCCACCATATATTCTAGTGTATCCTCGCCTAGTCTTGTAGGAAAACTCCAGACCTTTCTCGCCCTGTTCGTAGCGTAGCCCATCGTATTTCATGGAAAGCCCCGATGGTAGGGTAATTTTGTTAACTCCGAAACTCAATACATCCGACTTTCCAAATGCAACTACATCTCCACGTTGAGAACTCTCGAGGTATTGTTGAGCGTCTCTCCATAACTTGTTAATCTTCCAGTTAGTATCTCTGTATATTTTTATAACGCGCCTTGCTTCGTCAATGTCCATACTAAACCCGAAAGTCTGTAGCTGATCTTTGAACTTGATCGCCCCCATGCCATACCCTGCACCAAGTATGGTGGTCTTACCAACGAACCTCTGATCCTTAACTACATCTTGTTCGGCAACTCCATATATAGCTGATGCCATCTTCTTATAAACATCTTCACCTTTCTTGAAAGCATCTGTTAAGTCATCTTGATCTGCAAGCCAAGCCAACACCCTAGCTTCTATTTGTGCTGAGTCAGCGTCAATCAAAGAATGCCCGCGCTGAGGTACAATGCTACACTTTAACTTGTTACCGTTAACCCCACGACTAGGTAGGTTCTGTAAATTAATCTTGTCATCACCACCCCAACGCCCTGTGTGGGCAGAGTAATACCGTATAGGCACAGGCAATAACCCACGTTTAGATATATCAATAAATCTTTGTGTCCTTGTTTCTTCCAAGGTACTCTTGTTACCTAGTCTAGCAGAGATAAGGCTCTGCACTCTCTCGTCTGGATGCGTCTCCAATTCTTTAAAATCCTCATCCGATTTAGAGAAAGCTAAAGTTTTCTGCCCAGTGGTAGGGCTTATCTTTGTAGGAGGTTTAACACCAAGACCCTTCAAGAGTTCTGCAAACTTGGGGTTACTCATCAAATCTTCTTTAGAACACCCTGCGTCTTGCAATAGTTTTTCTTTACGGTTACGTGTTTCTGTGAGGTGGCTCTCTAACCAAATGCCATCCAAGTCTAGCGTGGGTTCTATAAACATACGCAAGGATAGATCAATCAGTTTAAGTTCTTTCTTAGGAAAGTCCTTCGCCATCTTGGTAAATATTTTATAAGTCAACTCTACGTCATTGATGCAGTAGTCACCAAACTTAGATAACTCCTCTTCGGTAAAGTCCTCTCGTCTTTTACCTATAGTATTGAGAACCTCTTTACCTTTCGTGCCAACACCGTATCTTTCAGATAGAGCGTCAAGGCTACTGCTAACCTCTACACCGTTCACTGCTCTAGATATACATAGGGTGTCTGTGTATACTTTAGGTTTAATATCAAACTTCCAATTTAATATTGCCCCATCGAACATAGTGTTATGCGCCAGTACCATAGCGGTCCCCCAGGGAAACGTGTGTAGATACTCCTTAACTTGTTTGTGTGTACCACTCGCCCACTCTGTAGGGTTGTTGTTTACCTTTACACCTAGACCTATAACTTCAAAGTCTGAGCTACGGACATATTCTTCTGTGGTTACTTTACGCAGTGAGTACTGCTTGTCATAATACGTTTCAAAGTCTAACGTTATTAAATCCATTACTCTCCCCTCCATCTTGGTATTCTTGGTAGTGTTTTTTCATCAAGAGTCACATGAAAATTGTAGTGGTCAAAATTAACTTTCACATCTCCATAGTGCATTTGCCTGTGATGAGTGGCACAGAGACACATTATATTATCTGTAAAATCCGTACCGTTCTCAGAGAGAGGGATAACGTGATGAGCTTCCGAATATCTGCGACCATTCTCTTTTATAAATGAACTGTTTTCAATTACACCTTGAGCCTTACACACTTGACATTCATCATTAAAATGATCCTTAACTTTTTCTCCATTAGCACCACGCTCTATCCGTTTAGATTCTTTGAGATCTTTTTCTTTCTCCTCCCTAGTTTTTTCTGGGTAAGAAAGTATCTTTACATCTTCACTTTTAATACGCATTACGCGAGTGCATTTACATTCTTTGAGGTAACCTAATTCTAAATTTTTGGTAACATTAGCTATAAAGGAAAAGGTCATACCTTCAGTAATATCATGTTGATATGAATAATCGTAAAACCCTGCGCTATTAGTTTGATAGAAATTTTTATCGTCATCTTCAAAAAAGAAACCATCATATCCTGAAAAGTGGTAACCTGTTTCAGAATTAATATTCCCACCATTGTTATCTACACAACAAATAAGTTTTAAATTAAATTTTTTTTGTTTTTCACCTTCCTCATAACAGTGTTTGGAACTTTTATACTTGTGTAAAAAAGAATCACACGCTTCCCCCCAAAAATATTTATTAAACGCCATTACTCTCCCTCCATAACACACTCGTACTCAATGCCTACGTATGCCATGTTATCTATGTAATGATCTTTCTTGGTGGGGCTACTCATCCTTCGGGCTAACTTGGTAGCTTGATGCACCAAAGCTATATCTCTTGCGGTTAACGTATTACCTGTTATGGCATTGAAGATGCGTGCAATATGTTTGTGGTTATCCACAGGGCTACCATAGTCATCACGTCTATCACCTGCGGTCAGTGCTGATGCCTCTGATAACAAGTCACAGCGGTTTAGTTTCTTGTTCATAGTATAATCCCTTTACTTCTAAGCTTTGCGACAAACATACGTAAGTCCTCTCGCCTTCTTGTGTAGGTTTCTTTTGTCTTTGGATTGTTATCACGCATGTAATCCTCCATGGCACGATCCATGACTTTTTTAAGGAACCTCAACTCCTCCTTATGGGCAGGGGTTATTTCTATCTCTCCCATATCAGGATATCCGTAATCATTCCTACTCATCTCCATACACCTTCTTCCATATCTCTAGCCTCCTTTTTATTTTTTCTTGTAACCTATGTTTTCTCTCTAATGTCTTTAGCACTAGTCTTTCTTTTTTAGACAAACGCTCCCCCTTAACAGGTTTTTTAAGCTTATATCTATCAATCGGAGGTAGAGTACGGTAATCGGTTTTTACCATTTGTTCCTCGTCTGATAACTCGCAACCCTCTTCGTTCAAATCTTCAAAGCTTGGTTTCTGGCACGTCAAACCACTACAACAATCATCAACTACTGATCTACACAACGGACATTGGTAGTGTCCATGCACGACTATCATCGTGGCTTGCTGTCCACATCTAGGGCATATAGATAAAGTCACACTCTATCCCCTAACAAACCTTCGGGTCTAGAAAGTGGGGGCTTCATGCCGTACACATAGCCCTTACTACAAGTATTCTTACCATAAAATAATTGTGATGCTTCCTTACATTTTTCTAGTGTAGGAAAATCCATCGTATAAAACTGACCGTGCATCCCATCCAATTCAAAACAAGCGTACCCAAACGTGTCACCGTACGTATCGTCAGTCCATTTCTTACAGGCGTCCTGTGATGTGAAGTAAGCTACCATCATAATACTATAAATAATTGTTGTTGATACCATTTTTTCTCTCCCTTTTTAGTCGCCCCCTCTGATTAAAGGGGGCTAAGTGTTTCGTACTCTAATCGACAAGATCAGCAATTAAGGAGGTCACCATGAGTAGGTCACGAAGTATTGCCTCTTGTTGCAGTGGATATTCTATGCCGTAGGACTCTCACTGCTTGTCCTACTCGGTACAGACAAACTTAAATGTACCGATCATACATTCATCGTATTGGGTGTGTTAACTCTACCATCGCTTTCATTTCTCGCATCAAGCTATCCACGTTCTCCTCGTTGACAACCATGGCGAACCCCCCTGCTTTATTTATATCTTCTAAGTTTTTTTCTTGTAACGCGGTAGGCTTGTTGCTACCTGACTTACACTCTATCCCAAAGAACTTACCACAATAACACGCTACTATGTCTGGCACTCCGCTTCTTCCATACCCATAGGTCATGGGGTAAAAGTGGTACGCATCCATAGCTTTCAACTGTGCTACTGCTTTCCTTTTTACTTTAGCTTCTGGTGTCATTCATAAACCCAAAAACTGGTATCATCTTCAAGAGTTTCTTCGCTCATTATCCTGTCCCAAACGTCAAGATTATGAGAACCCCACTTAGATATCCACGCATCCTTATCTGAGGACAACACGTCATCCTCCATATCCATTAATAGTTCTTTCATTGCACCCATTGTGTCTCTCCTTTTTTGAGTTAGGGAAACCCCTAACTCATTTCTGGTTGTATGTTAGTGAGCCAGAAAGTACCTGTCTTTGTTTTCCAACCCACGTTTCTTATTCTGTCGTCTGGCTTAACCATTGAAAGCACTGCTATCCTATTCTGCATCCACTCTGGCAAATCATTCATATTAGAATAGCAACCTACTTCGTTGCTGTCAATACATTTCGTGCCAAGACATATTACACTAATGTAACCGTCATCATTGTGTACAGAAACACGGTAAACAGTATCTTCTTTTATCACATCATTGTTTAACGACATAGAACATACCATCTCCTGTGTTGTAGCCAACGTCTTTCACATACTCGTCAACGTCAGTTATATTGAGAACACTAATCTTGCCCAAGATATCTTCTGGCACTTCACTCTCACGGCATCGCACGATCTCCTTGACAACATTACCTGATCCTTTGTGTAAGTCGTTAATGTCAATGATCTCAAAGTGTAGTTCTCCATCCCCATACTTGTCATACGCACGAACGAAATGGACATGTAGTTTCTCCATCTTGGCACTACGGTCAATGTCAATCTTATCCAACAACTCCTGTACCATACTTCTGTACTGCTTGTTCACAAACTCGTAACCATTTTTTATCATGTTACGAAACTCAGCCTCGACAAGTGATTTATCGAATACTTTACTCCAAGTATTATACACGTCATTGCTTTTATCACTGACCTCCCTCTTAAATTTATCTTGTATGTTTCTACTCTCCATCGTTGCAATATCTATGGGATTGATAGGTCGCATAGCCTTCCTTGCTTTAGTGAGAATAGTTTTGAGATTAACACTTGTGTACATACTATGTTGGTCATTGTAGGTAGCGTACTTCTCGTTCTCAATGTTGCGTGATGCAACCATATACTTATGCTCCCCAGTAACGTGTACTAGGTAGTCACCATAACCTATGTACCCCAGGACGTAGGGGTCGTTATCGAGGTACACCCATAACTCGTTATCACGCTTACGTGCAAACTTTAATCCTGGTGAATACGATAGTAATGCTTTGGCATAATTCTGTAACTCTGACTTCGCGTCATAAGCTGTTTGGTCTGTGGGTACTATCTCTTTAACCGTCACAGTTTTATCAATTATTTTACTAACTCTTACGTGTAGTTTATCCATTATCTTTCTCCTTTTACTTTTACTATTGATTTTTCAGAGTGTAAGTACTCCAACTCCAAGGCCGTATTTATCCAACGGTTGTACTGGTTACGTACTCTGGATTGTGCTTGTTTCTCGTCAAGTTCACCCTCGTATGCGTTACGTGAGATACCACTCAAGTCACTGTCACGTACAAACATATCAAGTAGATCCACACGACATGGGTGATCTTCGGTTTGAAACACATGGGCTATGAAGTCACCCCTGCCTTTCCAATCCCACCAATGACTCAAATCTTGACTATCTTCACCGAGCCATTCATTATAGTGTTTCTTCAAGTTATCCTTAACTTTCTCATACGCTTGGTAGTCCCATCTCCCATCACCAATGTCAACGAGTGTCCACATAGCACCGATGTAACCCCACATACCTTCGATAGCATCTTTGAGGTCAGCCTTACGTTTCTTGTCAATCCTCTTCTTCGGTGGACTAAACGTAAACGTGTTACCCTGCGGTAACCAAAACTTAGAATTGGCGGGTTTGGTAAAGTGCAACTGTCTACCATCGTCTTTGGAACCTGCCTGTTTCCAGAAGTATTCACTCTTTGGTAGGAAGTAGTTAGAGAGTTTTGAATTTGGTACAACACCTGATCTCACTTCTATATACTGCTTACCATTCTCAATAAGAAGCCTCATACCGTATGGTAACGTATGTTGAAGAAATGCGTATCGTGTTTGATGTGCTTGTTCACCAGAGCCATTACGTACCTTGATAAACTCGTTACCCTCGTCATCAATAGACCACACTATCGGTGCAAGTGCCTCGACTTCTTGCATGGTTGGTAATCTACTAGCGTTGTTGTGGTTGTAACCACGCCAAAATGGTATTGGGTCAACATCACCGTCATTGAGAATATACTTCTGGTCGTTGATCTTGATAATGCGTTCCCACTTTCTACTGCGAACACCCACAGGTCTAAGGTCATCTTTTCCACTGTGGTTTTTACTGACCATGGGCTTTACTGTGTTGTATAACTTAGCAACTTCAGCAAAGGTATTAGCTTGTACTGTGTGATATCTATATGACATTTTTTTTCTCCTTAATATGTCTTTACAGAGTTCCTTTAAAAACTCTTTGGTTTCATCGTCTAGGTTTTCAAATTCTTCACTCGGTTTCATGTTAGGGAATTCCCTACATCAAGTTTGAGTTGACGTGAACAACCTTACCCACGTCTGGTTTAGCACTCTTGTTGTCAAGGACACACCATAGAACAGGGCAAGTCCATTGACCCCAACTACTACCAAGGTATCCGTCCGTTAACACAATACATGCTTGTGGTGACACGTTATTGTCCGTCATGTACTGAGGAACACACTCAACCATAGTGCCACCACCACCCTTTGGTTTAGTTGAGTTAATGAGATTGTCTAGTTCGTGCATCTCATACTTCTCTGCCCGACACACTTCTGTATCCCAGTAGAGTATGCGTACTGCACTAGGCTTGACTGTCTCTGCGATACCTTTGACTTCGGATAAGAACACCGATAGTTCGTGGTCACCGATACTGCCTGACGTGTCAATGGCAAGCACTAGCTCCTCGACTTTCTCCGATACACCACTAGGCATATAGATACCCATACTGATGTACCGTCTGTTAGGTTTACGCCAACTAGAGTAGTCTCGCCCTGCGCAAGTCTCAGTAATAAACTCACGTAACACCTGCCTCCAATCTACTTGTGGTTGCAGTAACTCGTTAAGGCCACGGTCACCACCACTGCCCATCTTACCTGCGATCATAGCACCCTGACGTATTGCCTCGTCAATCTCTCTGGCAAGGGCATCTTTCTCATCGGGGGTCATGTCTTTAGCACCATCCCAGTCGTGACCATCTAGACTATCATCTTGTGGTGGTGGGTTCTCCTTGAGATCGTGGAATACTCTTGCCGTATCCCAACCCTTGTACTTCACGTCATAACAACCCTTGGTCAACTCCCCAGTCATTGTGGCAAAGTTATCCTCATGGTTATCTGCAACAAGTTTGAGATTGATAACGTGATCCATAGCTATGTTCGCTAGTTGTGCGTTATCCTTGGCTAGATGTTGCCACGTTACCAAGTGTCTGTATAACTTGTGATAGTTCTCATGCAACACAAGGAACCGTAACTCTGCGTCATTGAGTTTATCACAAAACTCTCGCCCATACTGCTCGTTCTTGCCATCAGTACAAGCCGTTGGCACGTCATCGACAACTGTGCGTTCACCAATCATTAGTACACCAGACAACGCCACATACTTGGGGTTCTCCATGATACCAACAACTGCTTTGTACAACCGTTGCTCGACTGTTAGTTTTTGTCCGATACTAAGCATTTACTCCTCCTTACTTCTTATCTGCTGAAAACATATAGTTGTTTACTCTAGCCCAATCGGTGAACTTCTTGTTGGTCATCACCATTGAACGCTTGGAATACTTGGGTGACTTGACACCATTGGCAAACAGACCTTGTGCCTCTGCATCTAGTCGTAGCATATACTCCATCCAGTTATCCAACCACTCACGTTCCATTGTAGCAAGTGACCGATACACCACCATACATACTGCACTCGCACTGTCTGGCACTTTAGCGTTCTTTGGGTCTGTCTTGATACTATCCAAGCTTGGTAGTTGGTCAGATAGTCTAACGTGAGACACCAAGTCCATCGCACCACGTTCGCCAATCGTACCAATCAATGCACCTGTTAACGTGTTAGTATCTAGTACATCACGTTGCTTTACGATATTAGAAGCTAACTCCAGTGATCGTGGTGTAACAAACGCATCTCGTTGTGCTTGTGGGTGAAAGATGTATGGGTTCTCTTCGGGGTCTTTGATATCCTCGAAACTGTGGAACGTCTGTGGGAAGTCCTTGACCCAACCAAGAACTGCGTGGTCGATATCGCCCTCGTTGATACCCCACTCAATCCATGTCATGTGGTCTGTCTTTCTCACTGGCACTACTGTCATACGATTACGTGCGTGTGGTGGTAGTATGTCACCAACTCCCTCGCTACCTTTGTTGGTCGTGGCAAAGATGATGCTACCCTCTGGCAGTGTGTACTTACCCATCTTGCGTTCGTAGATACCACGTAACAAGGCCGTCTTCACTGGGGGTAGTGCTTTACCAAACTCGTCTAGGTTGATGATAACAGGTTTATTTGAGTGGAACCCCAACTCCTCGTTAGTCACCATGGTAACACAGTCACCACCCTCAACATCTTTGAACTTAGGATACATGATATCGCCAAGGTCTTTAGTGGTGCAGTCAAAGTAGAAATACTTGTGTGTTGGCATCTTAGTTTCTAGCATGTAACCAACGGCTGACTTGCCGTTACCCATGTCACCTTGAAGTAACACAGTCTGCTTGTGACCGATTGCACTGATAAGATCAACACACTGCTCTAAGTTGAGTGCGTACATTGTTTTTGCAGTTGACATTTTTAGTTCTCCTTATGTCTAAATTAAGTTAAGGATTTCCCTAACAGTTAAATACCGATAGTCGGTAAGGTTTTAATCACTTCATCAACGGAACGCTTTGTATCCAATCGTAAGTGATCGTCTTCACGCAATGCTTCTGGCGTTATACCATTGAGTGCGTGTCTTAACTTCTTATGAGCCATCTCCATGTCACGATCATCATTGACATTGAAAGCTTTAAGAAGGTCAAGTACTTCTGTGACGTTAGACACAAGCGTCTTGGTAAACACTTTCTTTGTGTCCTTGTCTGCATCTTCGGGATAGTCTAGCCGTTCTGACATTCTGGCTAGGGGTTTGTACAACCTGTCCCACAAGTCATTCATGGCGTTGGTGTACTGCGTGTCATAGTACTTCGTGTACTGTTCTTTCAATATTTCTGCTTGCCAGTTGCCGATATCAACACGGAAGTCACCACTCTCTTGAATGGGCATGAAGTTTAATCGCCAACCGAATTTACTCTGCATAATCTCGATGCTAGGGTAATCATCACTGACAAACAAGTTACCGAGAGTAGTCTCAGCTTCATTAATACGGGTAGCGTATACTTGTATGAACTTGTCCACTAACTTCTCAAACTGTTGTTGTCTTTCGGTCATGGCCTTGGTGTACTTCTCTAGCCCCATGGTGGTCACGATACGCAACCCCTGATCTGACCAAGGTAAAGTCATTGAGTAATGTGAGTTACGTAAGTTACCGACAAACTTGTGTATGGCATCCAACTCTGGACACTTGCCCATGATACGTTTGTGTACGTTGGCAACGCCAAGAGATGCTGAGTTAGATACCTCGACCTCCTCACTTGCACGTTTGTCTAACTTCCTGCCTGTCCACTGCGAGACACTAAAGTCAATTAGAATAGCACTAGAACTTAGGTTCGGTACTGATATGTTTTTAATAGGTTGTATCATTATTTATCTCCCATGCTGATGTTATATTGATTGACATACTCCATTATAATACTTGGCTTGATTAACTTGTTAGCCATCACATTGTTTAGGTGTTGAAAGAACTCTACTTTCTTTTCGGTTAGGGATTTCCCTAACTCTGCTTTGCCCTCAATCAACGAGCGTTCACGATCTCCTTTTTCTGAATGTTGGCATAACTCTTCCCAACCCATAATTTTCTCTTTGCCCTCACCCATGGGGGCATTTGTGTATGTTCCTTTGAATTTCACTTTATCTCTCCTGTTTGTTGTTGATACCGATTAAGTCACTCTTGCGAGAGACCACTACATAGTTTGACTTGTGCATGGGTACGACACAGAACTTTACTTCTTGTGCAAGTAACTCTCCACACGACAAACAAGTATTATATCCAAGTGCGTGACGCTTTGGGTTGATACCCTCACCACACTCATAACACGTTAAGGAATTCCCTAACTGATATTTGGTTACGCTTGACACTAATTCGTTCTCCTTGTTGTTGACATATTTCTAATTGTACTTTTAGTATACCATAGATATCAGGTGGTGTCAAGGGGTACTGTATGACGTGTTTAGATAGTATATGGTGGTAAAGAGTGTAATGTTCGGTAATGTTCGGTAATGTTCGTTTTTGAAAACGTGTAAGTCCTTGAAAAGAAAGTAATGTTCTAATGTTCGGTAATTCTGGAGGTCTGGGCGTGGGTAAAAGTGACGGATAGAAAAACGAACAAAAGATAGCAAAAACCTTGTCGCTCAATAAATGCTTCAGATGTTTTTAAAAAACGAACATTATATAATATATATATAAATATACTTTTTTACTACTACTACACATTATTGCCTACCACTGGATACCACCATTTACCACGAAACCTAATGTTCGTTTTTGCTTAAAAATTACCGAACATTACCGAACATTACACCATAAAAAACGAACATTACCTTTTTTGCAAGGATATAAAACCGAACATTAGGGAATTCCCTAACACAAAAGACTCAGCGCAACACAACTAACTGGTATCAATATGGTAACAAGTTAACAAAGGCTCAGCGCAACACAACTAACTGGTATCAATAATGTGTTAGGGAATTCCCTAAGTGAATATTGAATTTTAATTAGGCACAAAAAAACCCCCACAGATTTCTCTGCAGGGGTTAGAGTATTATTCGTCACCAGCTTCATAGATCTTTTCAAAAGCTAGTTCTATTTTCATCAACCTATTTGCATCATCAATGAAATCATTCTTTTGCAATATCTCACCAGCTTGATAAACGAGATCCCAAAATCTTTGCTCTGGAGATCTTGCCTCGGCTCTCTCTTTGGGAGAAGTTTGATCTTTCTTTAATTGCTTTCTAAGATCCTTAATCTTACTACCGATTGCCATGCCGAGTTCTCTTTTACGGTTCTTTTCGACTTGATCCAGTTCCTTTGAAGGAGTTTCCCACAAGGTACGATCCGCAACAGGCCAACCCTTAGTAACAGCAACCCTAACACTTTCATAGTATTCTGGAGTGCAAGTAGATTCACTGTCCTTAGTATTGGGGCTGAGTAGATCGGTCGGTTTCTTTTTCAGTTCACGTAAAACTTGAATAAGTTTCTTACCATATTTAACGTCGGCAATTAATGCTTTTTCAAACTCTGGCTCGATATGGTCGAGAATTGTATTTACTTTTGACATAATAATGTCTCCTATATTAAGTTAAAATATGTTAGGGAAAATCCCTAACACTCGGTCGGTTTGTCCTTCCGATAAAATCAATGTAGCATAACTTGTTACTGTACAGTATGGATAACCATAACTTGTTACCATATGTAATTATAAAACACCAAAAAGCAAACCATACCCACCCCCTATGCCCCACTTTATATTTTTGTGCGTACGCGTATGTATATATACTAATTTACTCAAATATTTTCGTTTTCCCTGAGTTTGACCCCACCCCCCTCTATATAGGAAGACCCCCCATAGGAGTCCCAAACTACTTTACAAAAAAATTTTTTACGTTATATATTGATTTGCGTGGCCTCATTAAAAATAGAGGGATTCGTTTTTAATCAACGAGGTTACGCACCAACGGTTAAAACCTGCGAGCGAGAATGACAATAACGGTTGAACCTGAGTTAGGAGTACCTTTAGATAAGGTCAAACCTTCTTTAGATTTAAAGGAGCGTACTAATGCTGCTGCAAATACAGCTAAAGAATTAGAAGAACATGGGTTGGATACTAGTCCTGGCAAGGAAGATAAAGATATTGCATCTAAAATATCTGGGGCTTATGCAGAAAACCCTAGTAAAACTTCTAAATCAGTCACTCAAAAGAAGATAGCCACGCTCACTCCCGCTTCAATTATATTAACTAATAGTATTTTACAGGAGTTTGGACGTTCTGTAGTAGAAAATTCATTACAAATTCGCCATCTTGTTACTAATAAGTTACTCTTAGAAACAGATAATCCTGATCCAAGGGTGCGAATACGGGCGTTGGAGCTGTTAGGAAAGATATCAGACGTAGGATTGTTCGCAGAGAAGTCTGAAGTAACGGTAACTCATCAGTCAACGGACGATTTAAGAGAGAAATTACGTTCAAAACTAGCAAAATTGGTAAATCCAGAGGAAGAAACCGAAGATGCTGTTGTTATTAACGGTGAATCTATAGATGTAGACGAGGAATTAGGGTTAAAAGACATAGATGACGGCAGTTGAACCAAATTTTGACTTTTCTGAGGCTGAAGTCCAGCTTATGTTGGACAATTTAGACCAATATACCCCTGATGAGATGGTAGAAATCGACAGAATGGTCGATGAGTTGGCTACTCGTGGTAAAAACCAGAAAGCCTATGATGATTTAGTCGCTTTTTGTAAACATATGCAGTCTGATTACATTGTAGGTAAGCATCATAGGTTACTGGCTAACATGTTAATGGACATAGAACAGGGTAAAAAAGACCGTATTTGCGTGAACATACCCCCTAGACACGGTAAGTCCCAGCTTGTTTCTATTTTCTTTCCAGCATGGTTTTTAGGGCGTAATCCGAATAAAAAAGTGATGATGGTGTCACACACGACTGATCTTGCGGTAGATTTTGGTAGGAAAGTACGTAATTTAATTGCCACAGAGGACTATGCTGCTATATTTCCTACTGTAAAGCTTGCTGTAGACTCTAAATCAGCAGGAAGATGGAATACAAACTCAGGAGGAGAATACTATGCTTGCGGAATCGGTTCCTCTATCGCTGGTCGTGGTGCTGATCTGTTGCTTGTTGACGATCCTCATTCTGAACAGGATGTTATAAACGGTAACTTTGAAGTCTTTGAGAAGGCATACGACTGGTTTACTTTTGGTGCGCGTACTCGTTTGATGCCTAATGGTAGAGTAGCTATTATACAAACACGTTGGCATATGGACGACCTGACAGGGCGTGTTACCAAAGATATGAGCCAGAACGCTAAGTCTGACCAGTATGAGGTTGTAGAGTTTCCCGCTATATTAAAGGTCGAGGACAAGAAAACTAAGAAAGAGATAGAAAAACCGCTGTGGCCTGAGTTCTTTGATATGGAAGCCCTGCTGAGAACGAAAGCATCTATGCCCGTGTTTCAGTGGAATGCTCAGTATCAACAGGAACCTACAGCAGAAGAAGCTTCTATTGTTAAAAGAGAATGGTGGATGAAGTGGAAGAGTGAAGATCCTCCCCCATGTGAATATATTATCATGTCACTGGACGCAGCTGCTGAAACACATAACAGAGCTGACTATACGGCATTGACAACGTGGGGAGTGTTCTTAAATGAGAGTGATAGTACATATAATGTGATACTTCTAAATAGTATAAAGAAACGTCTGGAGTTCCCTGAGTTAAAAAGTCTGTCGTTAGAAGAGTATGACAGGTGGAGTCCAGACTCATTCATTGTGGAGAAGAAGAGTGCAGGTACAGCTATATATCAGGAGATGAGACGCATGGGTATTCCTGTACAGGAGTATACCCCCCATAGAGGCTCAGGGGATAAGCTAGCGCGTCTAAACTCTGTAACTGATATTGTATCGTCAGGTTTAGTATGGGTTCCTGATACGCGTTGGGCAGAAGAATTGATAGAAGAGGTTGCAGGATTTCCATTTATGAGTCATGATGACCTCGTGGATTCTACTGTTATGGCCTTAATGAGGTTTAGGCAGGGAGGGTTTATACGATTACCGAATGACGAACCCGAAGACATTATATACTTTAAGCAGAGAAAAGGTGGATATTACTGATGGCTATTGAAAAAGGTTTATACCAAGCCCCCAACGGATTAGACATGGATGATACCGCAGAGGGCGCAGCATTAGAGATAGATATAGTCAATCCAGATATGGTGACTCTTGATGACGGTAGTATGGAGGTAACGATTATCCCTGACGCGGACGTATCAGATACTATTCCTTTCGATGGTAACATTGCAGATATTTTAGAGAATAACCAGTTAACAGCGTTGTCGGGTGATTTACTTAGTATGGTAGAGTCCGATATGGACAGTCGCAAAGAGTGGGCTGACATATTTGTAAAAGGTTTAGATGTATTAGGATTTAAGTACGAGGAACGTACGGATCCTTGGGAGGGAGCTTGTGGAGTGTACTCTACCGTGTTAGCAGAAGCTGCTATACGCTTCCAAGCTGAGACTATGAGTGAGACGTTTCCTTCAGCAGGACCAGTAAAAACAAAAATACTTGGTGAGGAGACTAAAGAAAAAGAGGCAGCAGCCACCCGTGTAAAAGCTGATATGAACTATCAGTTGACAGAGAACATGGTGGAGTATCGCCCAGAACATGAAAGATTGCTGTATAATCTGGGTTTAGCAGGGTCTGCGTTTAAGAAAGTATACTACGATCCTAATTTAGGTAGACAGTGTGCTATATTTATCCCAGCTGAAGATGTGATTGTCCCCTACGGTGCGTCACACATAGAAACAGCAGAACGTGTTACTCATGTGATGCGTAAGACTAAGAACGAGCTGAAGAAGTTACAGGCAGTAGGATTTTACCGTGATATAGACTTGGGAGATCCTGAACCCTACCATACCGACATAGAAGAGCGCAAAGCCGAGGAAGGTGGGTATTCCCTTACAGATGATGACCGTTACGCTGTGTATGAGATACACGCTGACATTGTTATAGATGGGATTGATGACTCTGACGATGAAATCGCTAAACCCTACGTAGTTACCATAGAACGTGGTTCGGGGTCTATTTTAGCCATACGTAGGAATTATGCCCCTGAAGATACTTTAAAATTAAAGAGACAGCATTTCGTACATTACGTTTATGTGCCAGGATTTGGATTTTATGGGTTAGGACTTATACATATTATAGGTGGCTACGCCCGTGCAGGAACCTCCTTGATACGCCAGCTTGTAGATGCTGGTACTCTTGCCAACCTCCCTGGCGGTCTAAAGGCCCGTGGTCTTCGTATCAAGGGGGACGACACTCCCATAGAACCTGGAGAGTTTAAAGATGTAGACGTGCCATCGGGTAGTATACGTGATAATATTATGCCGTTGCCTTATAAAGAACCTAGTCAGACTCTTTTAGCTCTATTGAACCAAATCACGACTGAAGGCAGAAGACTAGGGGCTATTAGTGATATGAACATATCGGATATGTCTGCTAATGCTCCTGTAGGTACAACACTTGCTCTTTTAGAGAGAACTCTTAAACCTATGGCAGCGGTACAAGCCCGTGTACATTACGCTATGAAGCAGGAGTTTAAGCTCCTAAAGATGATAATGTCCGAGTATGCCCCTGCAGAATATTCTTATCTCCCTGAAAGAGGTGAGATGACCGCAAGGCAGATTGACTATTCTATGGCAGATGTGATCCCTGTCTCCGATCCGAACAGTTCTACTATGGCACAGAGGGTGGTACAGTATCAAGCTGTGCTACAGATGGCTGCTCAGTCACCTCAGATATACGACTTACCACAGTTACACAGACAGATGATAGAAGTGTTAGGAGTAAAGAACGCTGAGAAGCTTGTGCCGACTAAAGATGATATCAAGCCTTCAGATCCTGTTAGTGAGAATATGGCAGCTCTACTAGGTAAACCGATGAAAGCATTTATCTATCAAGACCATGAAGCTCATATCGCTACTCATATGGCGTTTATGCAGGATCCAATGATTGCCCAGATGATAGGGCAGAACCCACAGGCTAAGAGAATTATGGGTGGATTACAGGCACACATAGCAGAACATCTAGGATTTAAATATAGAAAAGATATTGAGCAACGTGTGGGCGCACCACTTCCTGCACCTAATTCAGAGCTGTCTGAAGAGATTGAAGTTAATTTGGCTAGAGTTGTTGCAGAAGCAGGTAAACAGCTTACACAGGCTAATATGAAACAAGCTGCTCAACAGCAAGCTATGGCTAAAGCGAAAGACCCCGTGATGCAAATGCAACAGGCAGAAATGCAGATCAAGCAGTCTGAAGTACAGAGAAAAGCTCAGAAGGATGCAGCAGATGCAGCTTTAGATAGAGAGAAGCTTAATCTTGAGAAAACTAAAGTCCAGATAGACGCTCAAGAAAAAGGAGTCAGGCTACAGGCAGATAAAGTTAAGGAAGATAATAAATTAGATTTAGAACTATTCAAAACAACTAGGAAACAGTAATGGCTAAAACCGTCTTTGACGTGCTTAAAGAAAAAATTGAAAGTGACAAAAAACAGGCAACCGAATTTCTTGTATCCGCTGGGGCAAAAGACTTTTCCCAGTACAAGGAAGTGACTGGTCTTATACGAGGTCTAGAGGCTAGTTTATCATACATGGAAGACCTTTCGCGCAACTATATGGAAGATGAAGATGAATAAAGCAATAAAATTAAAAATAGAAGAAGACGAGAATATAGATATACAGGATGCTTCAGATGAAGATATTGAAGCTCAACTTCCAAAGCCTGTCGGGTATAAAATATTAGTGGCTCTACCTGAAGTTGAAAAAACTTACCAGAATACCAACGTTTTGAAGACTGATACTGAAATCCACCATGACTATGTGTTGTCTATTATAGGACTTGTAGTTGATGTGGGAGAACAGGCGTATCAGGACAAAGAACGTTTTGGTGCTGAACCTTGGTGTAAAACTGGCGATTACGTAATGTTTCGCGCTAATAGTGGCACAAGGTTTAAAGTTGGTGGAATTGAATATCGTTTAATGAATGATGATTCAGTAGAAGCCGTAGTCAATGATCCTCGCGGTGTGGCGAGAGCAATATAGGAAATAAATTATGGCGTTTGAGAAAGTGAATTATGATTTTCCTCACGAGGGAAACAAAAAACCTCAGATAGATATAGAAGATTCTGGGGCTATTGAGATAGATTTATCTAGTAAAGGTAAAGCTGAAGAGAAAAAAGTAGAACCTGAAGCACCTAAAGAGTTAGAGATTGAGGTCGTTGACGATACTCCGAAGGCTGACAGAAACCGTAAAGCTTCAGAACCTCCTGAAGATGTAACAGATGATGAGCTTGCAGATTATTCTGAGAAAGTCCGTAAGCGTATTCAACATTTTAGCAAGGGCTACCACGATGAAAGACGTGCTAAAGAGGTAGCTTTCAGAGAGAAGCAAGAGCTTGAAAGTTTAGCAAAAACTCTTGTTGAAGAGAATAAGAAACTAAAAGGTAATGTTAGTAAGAATCAAGAAGCATTACTAGAGCAAGCTAAGAAGAGCGCATCATCTGAGTTAGAAAACGCTCAAAAAGCATATAAAACTGCCTATGAAGCTGGTGACTCAGACGCTGTAGTTAAAGCACAACAGGACTTAACAAAAGCAGAGATTAAGACAGATAAACTACAAAACTTCAAACTGCCTACTTTACAACAAACAGAAACTCCTGTACAACCAGAAACTAAAGGTAGTGTTCCTAATACACAGGCTCAACAGCAAGTCGATGAAAAAGCCGTAGCATGGTCTCAAAAAAATCCATGGTTTGGCACAGACGATGAAATGACGAGTCTCGCTTTAGGACTACATAATAAGTTAGCGAAGCAGGGGATAAACCTGCAGAGTGATGAATACTACGAGGCAATAGATACTCGTATGCGCCAACTCTTCCCCGATCAATTTGACGGTGGAGAGGAAAAAATCGAGGCCGAACAGCCTAAGCAAAAGCCAAATGTGGTCGCACCCGCAACGCGGAGCCTAGCCCCTAAAAAGGTTAAATTATCGAAGACTGCGGTTACAATAGCTAAAAAGTTAGGAGTCCCCCTAGAATTATACGCCCAAATGGTTGCAGAAGAAATGAGGAAAAAAAATGGCTGAAAACAGAATAGATCGTGAACTTACTACTCGTGACAAAACAAGTAGAAAAAAAGGTTGGCAGCGTCCAGAGGTTTTACCTTCGCCAAACCCAGAAGACGGCTATGTATATCGTTGGATACGAACTAGTACCCAAGGTCAAGTCGATGCCACTAATGTTTCCTCTAAACTACGTGAGGGTTGGGAGCCTGTAAAAGCAAGCGCACATCCAGAGATTACGATGGTTACTGTAGAGAATGAAAGATTTGCAGATAATATTGTGATTGGCGGTTTAATGCTTTGTAAAGCCCCTCAAGAACTGATTGATGAGCGTACGGCACACTATAATACCCAAACGCAAAATCAAATCCGTTCTGTTGATAATAACCTCATGCGTGAGAACGACCCTAGAATGCCGTTATTTAATGAACGGAAGTCGAAGGTTACTTTTGGAAAAGGCAATTAATATTGGAGTCTAAAATATGGCTTATCCTACTATTGATGCTCCCTATGGGCTAAAACCAGTCGGTTTGATCGGTGGTCGTCCGTACACAGGAGCTACTAGACAGATACCTATTGCTTCAGGTTATGGCACAGGCATATTCCACGGAGATGTTGTGCAATACAAGAACGATGGTACTCTGATTATCACCACGCTTCAGAATGATACTTCAGCAGTAGCTGGGGTTGTTGGCGTGTTTCAGGGCTGTACCTTTACAGATCCTAACACGGGTCAAAAGACATTTAGGCAAGATTATCCTGCTAGTACTACAGCAAGTGATATCATGGCTTATGTTGTTGATGATCCACATGTTATCTTTAAAGCAGTTAATTGTACGGGATCCACAGCTGATGGCGCGACCACTGGTCTTGCACCCCTAGCTAAAACTCGTGCGACTACAATTTCGTGTAATGCGGAACTTGTATTAAATACTGGTTTGACTGCCACGGGTAACAGTCGTCAAGGTATCTTTATTAACAATGTAGCAACTATACTACCGATTACTGTTATAGATGTCGTTGAAGATACTAAAGATAGCTCAGGTAACTTTACTGAGTTTCTTGTAAAAATAACAGCTGGTTATCATCGTTATGACCATACTGTTGGCATATAAGGAGTGATTTGACATGGCGATATCAAGAGCGCAACTTTTAAAAGAACTCCTCCCTGGCCTGAATGCTTTATTTGGGTTAGAGTATGCTAAGTACGGTGAAGAGCATTTGGACGTATATGAGTCCGAATCTTCTGACCGTTCTTTTGAGGAAGAAACCAAGCTGAGTGGCTTTTCTGCAGCTCCTGTTAAAGACGAAGGTTCTGCCATCGAATTTGACAATGCACAGGAAGCATTCACAGCTCGTTATAACCACGAAACCGTTGCAATGGGTTTTTCAATTACTGAAGAAGCTATTGAGGATAACTTGTATGATTCTTTATCTGCACGTTATACTAAGGCATTGGCTCGTGCTATGGCGTACACAAAACAAGTTAAGGCAGCTTCTATATTGAATAATGCCTTTTCTAGCGGTACTACCTACGGAGATGGTAAGGAGCTTTGTGCTACTGACCACCCTCTAGTTTCAGGTGGTACTAACTCAAACGAACCAGCAACAGCAGCTGACCTTAATGAGACTTCTCTAGAAGCTGCTATTATTCAAATCGCAGGTTGGACCGATGAAAGAGGACTTCTAATTGCAGCAAGACCTCGTAAGTTGGTTATTCCACCGAATCTACAGTTTGTGGCAACTAGATTGCTAGAGACAGAAGGTCGTGTTGGAACAGCAGACAACGATCTAAACGCGATCAGGAATAATGGTTCTATTCCAGAAGGCTATACTATTAATCACTATCTAACAGATACTGATGCGTTTTTCTTAATGACAGACGTGCCTAATGGTCTAAAGCACTTTACCCGTACACCAATGTCAACATCTATGGATGCTGATTTTGATACAGGTAATTCAAGATACAAAGCTAGAGAGAGATACTCTTTCGGTGTATCTGATCCACTAGGGATCTTTGGTTCCCCAGGGGCCTAAAAGTTTTAAGGGGTGACTTGCGGGTTGCCCCTTTTTACTTTATACTACAAATACCTTGACAGTTGCATGGTGTGACTGACAGTTGCCAAGACAAGGAGATTTGACATGGCTAATACAACTTTTAACGGATCCGTTCGTTCCGAAAGCGGATTTAAGCAAGTTACTAAGAGCAGTACTCTTGGTACTTTTACTGACAACTTTGTTATTAATTCTAGCGGTAATATTTACAATACTGCTGGTGGACACGTTCAATACGCAGCTGCTACAGGATATGGCCCTGCTGATTTGATTGTAGGAAAAGGCGGAAGTCAATACGGCACTGTCAATCCTTACGCAGAAAGTTCCACACAATTATTTCCATTAGGTGCTGAATTACACTACGGCAATAATATTTTTAGATACGGTCAAATGGGATCAGGTGCGGTTACAGCAGGAAAGCTTGTTCAACATGCAGCAATTATTGCCAACCATACTAATATGACTGCAACAGCTACGACAGCCGTAGGAGAAACCGCTATTTCTGTTGAAACATCAGGTGATACGGATATGACTTTGAACCAATATGCAGATGGATATTTATGGGTAAATGATGCAAACGGAGAAGGGCAGACTATGAGAGTCAAGTCAAACCCTGCTCACGATCACTCTGCCGATCCTAGTGTTGTTATTACAACTTACGATCCACTTGCAACAGCGTTAACTACAAGTTCAGAACTTTCTCTGCTTGCTAATCCGTACACAGGTTTGATTGTTGCTCCTGCTACTGAAACAGGCACTGTGATGGGCGCAACAGTTATTGACATGACAGCCAGTTATTACGGTTGGTTTACCGTATCTGGCCCACAAGCACTTCTTAGCGTTGGTACAGTGGTTCGCGGTAACATCTGTGTTCGTTCAGGCGGTACAGCAGGTGGAGTTGCTCCTGCAACAGACAACCTCCTTACTGAAATCGGTGAAGTTATGGCTGCAAGGGCAGACACTGAATACTCTTTAGTGTACATGAACTTGCAATAATTTATCAGGGGGGATTCGTTCCCCCCTCCCACTATAGGAGATTAGTATGGGACTTTCAGACGTTAAGGTTCTTACAATAAGTGATGAGAACGCATCAGACGATGACCGTTTAGTTACAGCAGCAAGACCTAACACTTCTGCAACAATGGCTAATACCACTTTTGCTGGAGGAGCTGCTAGGAATGTTATTGTAACTACTACAGGAACTGGCGATAACGCTAAAACTTGCACGATTACAGGCACTGATGTTTTTGGTAGTGCTATGACAGAAGTTATAACATCTACAAGTTCAGCTGAAGCCGTGGCAGGAACTAAATTATTTTTAACTGTTACAGCAGTAGAGTGTTCTGCACAGTATGCTGCTAACATAAAAGTAGGTTCAGGAACACTTTGCGCCCAAGCTGCAGAGGGTAGTAATAGAGTTAGATTAAAAGGTATGTCAATTACATCTGGTGGAACAGCAGGAGATGTAGAGTTTGTAGATGGTACACCTGAATCAGGCACAACTTTATTTAAATCTAGAACTATAGGTACTGCTAACACTGTTATAGATAGAACGATACCTTCAGAGGGTGTTTTGTTTGCCAGTGGTTTAGTGATTAAATACACACTAGATACCACTGACATGACGACAATCTTTTATGCGTAACGATTACAAAAAAGGCGGGAAAGTTCGTAAAGACACAGGCATGAAAGGCATGTCTATTAGTAGTGGTGATAAACGCCCTACTAAGTCTGGTGCGGGCATGACTGCTAAAGGTGTAGCTAAATATAGAAGAAACAATCCTGGGTCAAAACTTCAAACTGCTGTGACTGAGAAGAAGCCCACAGGTAAGAGAGCATCTAGAAGAAAGTCATACTGCGCTCGTTCAGCAGGGCAGATGAAAAAATTTCCAAAAGCTGCAAAAGATCCTAACAGCCGTTTACGGCAAGCAAGAAAAAGATGGAGATGTTAATGACAATATCTCGCGCACAAATGGGAAAACAGATACAAAACCCACCTAATAAATTATCAAAACTCTCACAGAAGAGGAAGAAGGTGGCAAATAAAGGGAGAAAAAAGAAGGATGGCGTACCTACAAAGTAATATACCATATTTTAAAGCATGGGTAAGAAGAGAGTATACTTGTAATTTTGAAAGATATCATGGAGAATTTTTACACGCTATGGTAGTAGCAGTAACATCAATGCCCAAGAGAACACTTAGTTTTCAGGTTATATTCACAGGCTGTGAGTCGGATGATACCGAGGATTCTAATGTGCATGGGGGAGCTATGTGGGCTAGACTACCACTAACAGCTCTTGTTGCAGACGTTAGTTATGAAGAGTGGCCTACAGAGTTACCTCCTTATGCAGCACAACCTTGGGATTGTATGTCACACGATCATACTGTTTATCAAATAGAAAGAGCAACTCCTGCTCCTTGGATAGCAAAAGTAGATGGAGAGTTCTTTCCTGCTAAATATTATTTTACTGTCGATTATACTAACAGCGAAGTAGCTGATGATCCTGCACAACATAAACAAAGTCATGTACTTGAGTTATTGAATGCAGGAGAGTATACTGGTAATATTGTTGCTCTACCCAACAATAGAGTTCGGGTCACTCACCCTGCGTGGTTTGAAACAGGTCAAGGCGCACCAGATTTTAAACCAAATCAAAATATTTATAATTCAAAAGAAGATGTAGGTTATGTATGGGATACTAGCCGAGTTTTCAACAACCTGTATAAGGAGTCTGACGATGATGAAGAAAAAAGGGTATAAAGCTGGTGGCATGAAGAAGAAGGGTTATGCCAAAGGTAAAACGGTTAAGCCTGACTTTTTAGATATTGATAAAGATGGTGATACAACTGAGTCAATGAAAGCAGCTTCAGGTAAAAAAGCTGGCGGTATGATGAAGAAAAAAGGGTATAAAAGAGGTAAAATTGTCCAAGGAACAAAAAAATTTCCCGCTTCTATAAAAGCAGAAAAGCCAGATACTATTAAAATACCAGAGCCACCACTTTCAGAGCTTCTTCCTGGTAAAAAAATAATAAAAAGAAAAGCTGGCGGTATGATGAAGAAAAAAGGCATGGCTAAAGGTGGCATGATGATGATGAAGAAAAAAGGCATGGCTAAAGGTGGCAAAGTGCGTGGCGCAGGTATAGCTAAAAAAGGTGTAAGACCAGCAAAGATGAGGTAATCATGCGTAACTACTATAAAAGTGGAGGTAAGATTTGTCCCTCTGGTAAAGCATGGGCAAAACGAACCTTTGATACATACCCTAGCGCGTATGCTAATATGGCTGCTTCTAAGTACTGTAAGGATCCTAATTACGCCAAAGGCAGTAAGAAGAAGAAAAAATAATGGGTGAGCTTAAAGATTGGGTTAAACAAGATTGGGTTCGTATCGGCACAGACGGTAAGATAAAAGGTAAGTGCGGTACGTCTAAGGATAAAAAGAATCCAGATCGTTGTTTGCCAAGGAGTAAAGCGAATAGTTTGAGCCAATCGCAAAGAGCTACTACAGCTAAAAAGAAAAAGAAAGAAGGCGCAAAAGGTAAAACGGTAGTAAAAAATACAAAACCTGCTACAGTAAAATTACGTCAAGGTGGTTTGGCTAGGAGAAAACGATGACTGATAGAGAGAAAGAATTAAGAGAAGAGTATTTTGAAGGCCCAGCTTCTGATAGTATGAGCCTACAACAGTTTTTTCTATCAAAAGGTTTTAATCCCAAAGAAGAGAATAAGTACGCAGGTGGTGGATTAGCTAGAAGAAAGCGATCTATAGCTAGAGGTTGTGGGGCGGTTATGGAAAAAAGAAGAAAGAAAACTTTATATACTTAGGAGATGACTATGACAGGTTTAAAGATGATTCAGGTAGGTACAGATGTACATGACAATCCTGTTTATAATGTAGTAAAAGAAGATGGCAAATTAGCCACTACTACTATTATGACTGAAGCAGAAGCTCAGGCTATGATATCTGGAGAAGACAAAGTAGTAGAAGCAGTTGTAGAAGAGCTAGAAGAAGACCTATCTCACATACCTGACTACAAGGGTATGGGTAAGAAAAAATTAGAAGAAACTATGAGGACTTACGGTATAGAACTTGATAGAAGAAAAAGTAAATCTGCTTTATTAAAAGAGGTAGAAATGTTTTTTAGCGGTTATTTTACTTAGAGGTTATTTAACTTATGGCTACCACAGGTACTACAGCATTTGACATAGACTTCACAGAGATCGCTGAAGAAGCGTGGGAACGTGCAGGACGTGAGATGCGTTCAGGTTATGATTTACGTACTGCACGTAGGTCTATGAATCTCTTAACGATTGAATGGCAGAATCGTGGACTTAATTTATGGACAATAGATCAACAGACAGTATCTATTACATCAGGAACTTCTCAATATACTTTAGCAGCAGATACCATTGATGTGTTAGACCAAGTTATAAGAGAGAACGCTGGGAACACTTCTACTCAAGCTGACCTCACCATAAGTCGTATTGGTGTGAGTACGTACGCTACTATCCCTAACAAGTTAACACAGGGTAGACCTATTCAAGTTTGGATAGAAAGACTACGTGCTGCACCTAGAATTAACTTATGGCCTGTACCTAACGCAAGCTATACTTTTGTATATTGGAGAGCTAGAAGGATAGAAGACGCTGGCAATGGCGTAGAAACAGCAGATATGAACTTTAGGTTTTTACCTTGTTTAGTTGCAGGACTAGCTTACTACATTGCTATGAAAACACCTGAGTTAGCTGACCGCATAACCATGTTAAAAACAGTCTATGATGAACAGTATGCTTTAGCTGCTGGAGAAGATAGAGATAAAACGTCTGAACATTTTGTACCAAGAGTAGGAAGGATATAATATGGCAGGGCCAAAAGATCCAAAAGTTATAGAACGTCCTACTTTTAATGAGTTAGATATTGGTATGTCCGATCCAGACCGTAAAGGTGGGGGTATATTTTACCCAGACATTCCAATGACCCCAAAGCAAGAAGCAGAGTTTCTAAGAATGTATGGCACTGATTTTATTGACAGGGCAGGGCCAAAAAGATTCAAAAAGAGAAAACGTATGGAAAAAGGTGGCAGAAGGCAAGGTACAGATGGTATGAAAAAAGGTGGTAAAGTTCGTGGAGCAGGTATAGCTCGAAAAGGTATAAAGAAATGTAAAATGGTGAAAGCTAAATGACAAACAAGTTTGCATCTACAAAAAGAGCAATAGCAGAATGTGATGTTTGCGGGTTTCAGTTTAAACTACGTGAGTTGAGAAGCAAGGTCGTTAGAGGTAGAGATACTAACATCTTAGCCTGTCCTGAGTGTTTTGATGGTGACCATCCACAAAATAAACAAGGTATGTTCCCTGTAGAAGACCCACAGGCTATTAGGAATCCAAGACCTCCTGCTCACCTTGAGAGTAGTAGAAACGTGCAGTGGGGGTGGAACCCTGTAGGAGATGCGGTTAATAATTTTAATTTAAGTCCTAATAATTTGTCTGCTACAGGAGCAGTCGGAGAAGTAACTGTAACAACGAGCTAGATTATGAATTACACATCTTTAAAAACTAACATTCAAGATATATGTGAAACATCTTTTTCAGATGACCAGTTAGCGTTATTTACTCAACAAGCAGAACAAAGAATCTACAATACGGTACATATTCCTGCAATGCGTAACGTAGATAGTGGACCTCTTACAGCTACAAACAAATTATATACCACACCAGACGGATATCTTTTTACTTACAGTTTAGCAGTAATAAGTAGTAGCACCACTAACTACTTGTTAAATAAGGATGTTAATTTTTTACGTGACGCTTACCCTGTAAATACTAGCGCAAAGTATGGACTACCTAAGTTCTATGCTTACCACAGCACTTCGGGGTCTATTATACGATTAATGCTTGCACCTACTCCAGACCAAAACTATGAGATAGAACACATATATGCTAAGTATCCAACGTCTATAGTAACAGCAGGTGGTACTTATTTAGGAGATAATTTTGATTCTGCGTTGTTAAATGCTGCTTTGGTAGAAGCTGCTAGGTTCCAAAAAAGTGAGCCTGATATTATACAGAACTATGATAAGATGTTTCTAGAGTATATTACACTATTGAAGAACACAACGGATGGTAAGTTAACTCAAGATTATTACCGTTCGGGGCAACCGAGGACAGATGTGAGGTAAGATGGCGTTTTCTGGTAATTTTATGTGTACATCGTTTAAAGTGGCTTTATTAAATGGAGAGATGGATTTTAGTAGTGATACTTCTCAGACATTTAAAATTGCTTTGTATACGTCTAGTGCTACACTAAACGCTAGCACAACTGCTTATTCTACTACAAACGAGATCTCAGGCACAGGATACACGGCAGGAGGTAATACTTTAACAATATCCACTAACCCGACAAATGCTACTTCGGGTACAGTTGCGTTTTTAAGTTTTTCAGACTCTACTTGGGCTAGTTCCACTTTAACAGCAAGAGGAGCCTTAATTTATAAATCTGGGGGGACTAATCCTTCCATAGCAGTTTTAGATTTTGGGGCTGATAAGTCCTCTAGCAGTAGTACATTCAAAGTTGAATTTCCCACCGCATCTGATACAACAGCAATACTACGCATAGGCTAAGAGGTATAAAACATGGCAAGTACTTTTGAAAATGATCTCAGGCTAGAAGAGATAGGAACAGGTGAGCAGTCGGGAACCTGGGGTGCTACTACAAACACCAACCTAGAATTGATAGCAGAAGCTTTCAGTTACGGCACAGAGGCAATTACGACAAACGCAGATGACCATGCAACAGTGGTAGCAGATGGTTCGACTGATGAAGGTCGTTCTATGTATTTAAAGTACACAGGCTCACTAGATTCTACCTGCACAATAACAATATCAGCAGGGTCTGCAGGGACTTTCACATTGTCAAAAGTATGGTTGATAGAGAACGCAACTTCAGGTGGGCAGGATATAATAATCACTTCTGGTTCTGGAGCTAGTATTACCATTAAAAATGGACAAGTTAAGATGGTTGCCTCCGATGGTGCAGGTTCTGGCGGTATAATGTATGATCTTCTTCAAGACGTAGCCATACCTGATTTGTTCATAGATGACGATCTTACATTTCAATCTGATGGTGCGATAATAAATTTTGGGGCAGATGCAGAGATACAACTTACGCATGTGGAGGATATAGGATTACTTCTTACTGAAACAGGAGGTGGTGCGCCAACACTACAGTTTAGAGATTCTGCCATATCAATTAGTTCAAGTGCAGATGCTACATTAGATTTAGCAGCAGATGGAGACATAAACCTC